TTATGTGGCCTCTCAAGATGCTCGAGGGCTACTCGGAGAGCGAAGCGGTCGCGGCGCGCGCGGGCGCGGCGAAGATGGGCTTCTGGACTCGCAAGGCCGACGAGCCGACGGTCGGCGAGATCCAGGGAGACCCCTCGACCGGGAATATCACGATGGATGCGGCGCCCGGGACCTTCGACTTCGGCCCCGACGGCTACGAGCTTCAGACCTGGGACGCGAATCATCCGAACACGGCCTACGGGGCCTTCGTCAAGGCGAAGCTCCGCGAGATCGCCTCGGGTCTCGGCATGAGCTACAACGCCCTCGCGAACGACCTCGAGGGCGTGAACTATTCCTCGATGCGGTCGGGCCTCCTGATCGAGCGCGACGTCTATCGATGCCTCCAGGACTGGTGGATCGGCGCGTTCCTCCGTCCCGTCTATGAGGCCTGGATCGAAGTCGCGATGCTCACGGGCCAGATCGTTCTCGACTCGCGCGACTTCCGCCGCTTCCTCGATGTCGACTGGAATCCGCGCGGCTGGCCCTGGGTCGATCCTGAGAAGGACACGAACGCCGGGATCATGGGAATCCAGGCCGGCCTCACGTCGCGGCGCCGGCTTCTGGCCGAGCAGGGGCTCGACTTCGAGAAGGTCCTCGAGGAACTCGCCGACGAGCAGGACATGGCGGAGGACTACGGGGTCGACATCTCGGGCCCGACTCCGACCGCGCCGGCGGCTTCCGATTCGACCAGCGAAGACGAAACCGGCGCCGGCGACGACGCCGAGGACACAACCGAAACGGGCGCCGGCCGGAACGGCCACGTCCCAGGCCGGCGCGGGCGCGAAGCGGTCCTCGCGGCGGCCAGACGAAGCCGGAGGGAGCGATGAAGAAGATCCGAGAGTTCCCGGGGGTCGCGTTCGCGCGCTCCTGGATGCGCCAGGAGAAGCTCGCCGCGGTCATGGTCGAGGTCCCGAAGTCGGCCCATCCGAGCCTCATCGAGGCGAGCGCTTGGGCGCGCTCCCAGGGCTTCGCGACCAGGACCGCGACCGAGGCGGAGGACTGCTTCCGCTTCGTCCAGAGAGAAGTCTCCGACTCGGTTCTCGAGGAGGCGACGATCGTCTCCCTCACGGGGACCGGCGAGGCGATCGTCGCGCGAGCCCTCGTCGCGCCGGAAGCCGAGGCCGGCGAGAAGGACTGGCGGAGCTTCTTCGACTCCGAGAAGGTCCGCTTCGCGGACTTCCATCTCACCGCGCGCGCGGTCTCGAACGCCGAAGCCGACAAGCGCTCCGGCTTCAAGCTCCGCGGGAGCGGGGATCCCGCGGAGGACGAGAAGAAGCCGAAGCTCTACGAGGTCGCGGTCTCTTCGGAGAACGAGATCGAGCGCTGGTTCGGCCTCGAGATCCTCGGCCATGCGAAGGGAGAGATCGACGAGACTCGCGTCCTCAGGGGCGCGGCCGTTCTCGTCGATCACTACGGAGACCAGGTAGGAGTCGTCGAGCCCGGGACGTTCCGCGTCGACGATGACAAGGTCTCGAGGGCCTACGTTCGCTTCTCTCGGAGCCAGCGGGGCCAGGAGATCGAGCAGGATGTCGCCGACCAGACGCGGCAGAACATTTCGGTCGGCTACTTCGTCAACGACGCGCGCCTCGTCGAGACGAGAGAGATCGGTCAGGACTCAAGCGGGAGAGCGATCACCGTCGACGTCTGGCGCGTGACTCGCTGGCAACCCGCGGAGGTTTCTATCGTCAGCGTCCCCGCCGATGTTTCCGTCGGTGTCGGACGAAGCGCCGGGGCTTCCCGGGGAACCGCGGGCGTCGAGCCCGTCGCGAAGGAGCAGATCATGAAGAAGAAGGTCAGGGGAGACGGGGGCGCGATCATCGAAGTCGACGCGAGCGATCCGCGGCCGGCGATCGAGGAGCGCTCGGTCGAAATCGACGCCGGCGCGCGCGAGCGCGAGATGGCGGCGATCACGGAACTCGGCGAGAGCCAGGGCTACGACCTCAAGACGGTCCGCGGCTGGCTCGAGTCGCGGAAGACGGTCGCCGAAGTCCAGACACTCATCCTCAACGCGAAGCGGACGACTCCGGTCGCGATGCCGGGGTCCGAGACGATCGACGGACCGAGCGCGAAGGATCGGAAGCGCTACTCCTACGCGCGGGCGATCCTCCAGGCGGCTCGGGCCCGCGAGGGGACCGGCAAGTTCGACGGCGTCGAGGCCGAGTTCCATGAGGAGATCGTCGGCAAGCTCGACCCGCGGATCCAGCGTCACGACGGGATCTTCGTCCCGATGGATCTCCGGAGCCAGGAGGACCGCTGGCGGGCCCTCGAGGCCCGGCAGATGCAGACGCGGACGCTCGAGTCGAAGACGCCCGGCAAGGGCGGGGAACTCATCTTCGACGAGCCGGGCGAACTCATCGAGATCCTCCGGCAGACCTCGGTCCTCGCGCGCCTCGGCGCGCGCATCCTGACCGGCCTCTCGGCGCCCGTCGCCTTCCCGAAGCAGACGGGACGGATGACGGCGTTCTGGATGGGCGAGAACCCGGCGACCGGAGTCACGGCTTCCGATCTCGGCTTCGGGGTCGTCAACCTGGCGCCGAAGACCATCCAGGCGACGACGGCCTTCTCGCGCCAGTGGCTCGCCCAGAGCGGCTTCGACGGCGAGGGGATCGTTCGCGCGGAGATGGGCGAGGAACATGCCCTCCTCTGGGATCGGTCCGGCATCCACGGCAAGGGCGCCGCGGGCGAGCCGACCGGCATCTACCTCGCGCCGGATGCCAACGCGCGCGCGGTCGGCGGAGTCCCGGACCTGGCGGACGCGATCGATTCGATCGGGCTCGTCGCGGACGACAACGCTCTCGCCGGGACCCTGGGATGGGTCACGACTCCGCTCATGGCGGCGAAGCTCCGGCAGATCCTCGAGTTCTCGGCGGCCGGCTCGAAGCCGATCTGGGACGGTTCGGTCTCCGAGGGCCAGATGGGCGGCTACCGCGCGCTCTCCTCGAACCAGGTCTCGAAGACGATGACCGGATCCGCCGAGACGGGCGGCTCCGAGCATGGGGCGATCTTCGGCAACTGGCGCGAGCTTCTGATCGGCATGTTCCTCGGGATGGAGATCATCGTCGACCCCTACGCCTCGAAGACGAAGGGCCTCATCGAGGTCACGTCGTTCCAGATGGCGGACGTCGTCCTCCGTCACGGGGAGAGCTTCTGCAAGTGGACGGGCGCGACCATCGTCTAGCCTGACAACCTCGGCCCCGCGGACGCCGGCTCTCAGGCGCCGCGGGGCTTCGGAGGAATATCGTGAAGCGGATCAAGATCCTCACTCCATTCTCCCTCGGAGGCGGCCGGGATGTCTTCCCGGGCGACCTGGTCGAGGTCTCCGACCAGATGGCCGACCTTCACGTTCGCCGGGGATGGGCGGAACATGCCCCCGCCCAGGCGGACGAAGGGGAGCCGGCCGGACATCCCGAGCAGGGATCCGACCAGGTCGTCGACCGAGACCCCGAGGCCTCAGATCGGGAACCGCGGCGCGGACGTCGCGCCCGGACATCGTAGGCCGGCGCCCCAGGGCTCCGGGAACCAGTCACTAGCGCCGGCTCCGGCCGGAAGAAGGAGATCCAGATGACCGCAACTCTCTATGCCCTGGGCCGGGCGATCGTCTCCGTCATGGAAAACATCGCGGCGAAGACGACGACCTTCAACGGGACGGCGTTCGACGCGACCGACTACGAGGGGGACGCGAAGATCATCCAGGCCGTCGGCGTCGTCTCCGGCACGACCCCGACCCTCGACGGCAAGGTCCAGTCCTCGGCGACCTCCGGCGGAACCTACGCCGACATCGCGGGCGCAACCTTCACCCAGGTCACGGCGACGAGCAACGTCCAGGCGATCAACGTCCGGGTCTCGGAGGCCTCCGCGTTCCTCCGCTACGTCGGAACCATCGGCGGGACGACCCCGTCCTTCACGATGGGCGTCCTCTTCGTCGGGAAGAAGAAGTACGAGGCCTGATCGATGACGTTCTACGGGGCCTCGGATCTCGACATCGCGCTCCAGGATGGGGGCGTGCCTGTCACGGTCGGCGCGGTGAACGGCCGAGGCCTCGAAGACGCTCCCGATGAGTCTCAGCTTCAAGAAACGGCCCCCCATCTGGTCGGGCGCGTTCGGACGGTCGTCGTCAAGACCGGAACCTTCACGCTCGCCCCGAAGGGGGACATCACGGTCGACGGGACGGCTTACAAGATCCATTCGCTCGAGCGATTCGACGATGGAGCCTGGACGCGAGTCACCGTCGTCAAGGTCAACTAATGGCGAGCATCCGAGACAAGATCATCGCGGCCGCGATCACGGCCCTCAATACCGCGAGGCCGGGGGGAATCCCCGCGGCCGAGAGGACGAGGACCGCGGCGATCGATCCCTCGGAGCTTCCATCGATCCTCGTCTACCCGGGACTCGATCAGCCCGAAGAGGTCGGCGGAGGACTCGGTCCGATCGTGAAGTCGAGCTTCCGGATCCTGGTCGAGATGCGCGCGGCCGGGACGATCTCCATCCGGGCCGATGAGGCGATCGACCCGCTCTACGTCTGGACCGTGAAGAAGCTCGCCGGCGCCCGGCTTTCCGACGGCGCGGGGGGATTCCTGAATCACGATATCCAGGAAGGCGAGACCTCGTTTCAGTTCGATCAGGGCGAGGCGCCCTACGGTCTCGCGGTCACGGCCTTCCTCGTTTCCTACCAGCATCTCGTCGGCGATCCGGAAGCTCGGGTCTAACAGGGGGAGAGAACCATGTCTCAGGACACCGTCAACGCGGCCGATCTCTACGTCGGCCGAGGCGAGGTCTACTTCGACCGCTACGACGCGAACGGGGCCCGCACCGGCGAGCGCTTCCTCGGGAACTGCTCCGCGATGGAGATCTCGATCGCGGACGAGACCCGCGAGAAATACTCGAGCGCCGAATCGACCGCGCCGCTCCTCAAGCAACTCAACGTGCGCCGGACTCCCGAAGTCTCGATCACGCTCGACGAGTTCAATCAGGACACGCTCGAACTCTTCGAGATGGGAACGGCGACCGGGCTCGTCGTCACGGGCGCGGCGGCCTCGAACATCGTCCCGCCGGCCGGCCGGGTCGTCAAGGGTCGCTGGCTCCCGCTCGAGAGCCCGTCCGGAACGCCGCGGCGCGGAACGGTCGCGCTCCCGATCACGGCCCTCAACGTCACGGGGCCCGCGGGGACCCCGACCTACGTCCTCGGAACCGACTACCTCGCGGACCTGGTCTCGGGGCGGATCTACATC